CCACCATGCCGCACAAAGTGAACCCGATTGACTTCGAAAACTCCGAAGGCAACCTGGGCCTGGCGAACGCCATGCTGCAGCATATGGCGAGCAAACTGCCGGTTTCCCGCTGGCAGCGTGACCTGACCGACTCCACCGTACTGCGTAACCTCGGCGTAGGCATTGGCTACGCGCTGATCGCCTATCAGTCCACCCTGAAAGGCGTGAGCAAACTGGAAGTGAACCGCGATCGTCTGCTGGACGAACTGGATCACAACTGGGAAGTGCTGGCGGAGCCAATCCAGACCGTGATGCGCCGTTACGGCATTGAAAAACCTTACGAGAAGTTGAAAGAGTTGACCCGTGGCAAACGCGTGGACGCTGAAGGCATGAAGCAGTTTATCGACGGTCTGGAACTGCCGGAGGACGAGAAAACGCGTCTCAAGGCGATGACCCCGGCGAACTATATTGGTCGCGCCGTCACTATGGTTGACGAGCTGAAGTAACCCCTTCTCCCCCTTTTCGCCCGAAAAGGGGGATGCTTTTCCCCGGTTTAGTCAATGTTTATCACCACAACAACATAATCAGCGTTAGACTGCATAGCAAAAAACACAACCATCCCTAAAACAATTACTTAGTTAACAATCAGCAACTTACATCAGTCACTTTGCGGACATTATTGGACAATAATGGTCATTTTATCGCCCCAAATCATGCCCCCGGTACGATATTGCCTCCAAATTTGCCCCCAAACTCACGCTTTGAGTAGCTCCTTCCAGTTTCAAAACGTAACGCTTTACGCGTCTCTTCTGATCACCATAATCATCACGAATCCGTGTATAAGACTTAACCTACGCGCTACCTTTTCTCCCTGCCCTATACTTTCAGTCTGACTGACTGGAGGTTTCTATGTGTGGACGTTTTGCACAAGCCCAAACCCGTGAAGAATATCTGGCTTACCTGGCCGATGAAGTTGATCGCGACATCGCATACGACCCTGAGCCTAATGGACGATACAACGTGACGCCCGGTACCAAAGTTCTATTGCTGATCGAACGTGATGAGAAACTGCACCTTGATCCTGTTTTCTGGGGTTAAGCACCCGGGTGGTGGGATAAGCCACCACTGATTAACGCACGCGTTGAAACTGCAGCAACAAGCAGAATGTTCAAACCGCTATGGCAGCATGGTCGGGCAATCTGCTTTGCGGATGGCTGGTTCGAATGGAAGAAGGAAGGTGACAAAAAGCAGCCCTACTTCATTTACCGTGCCGACGGGCAGCCGATATTCATGGCGGCGATCGGCAGCAGGCCATTCGAGCGCGGCGATGAAGCTGAAGGTTTTATTATTGTGACATCTGCAGCTGATAAAGGTCTGGTCGATACTCACGACCGCCGACCACTGGCTCTGTCGCCGGAAGTTGCAAGCGAATGGTGCGTCAGGATGTAGGAGGGAAAGAAGCGGAAGAGATAGCTGTCCACGGAGCAGTGCCAGCAGACAAATTTATCTGGCACGCTGTAACGCGTGCGGTGGGGAATGTTAGGAATCATGGACCGAACTTGATCGAAAAGTTCGGGTGAAATAAAAATTCATTTCGTAGGCCAGCCAGAAACGCAATCAATGTGATAACAACCTCTACGTTATGGTTTTAATTTGTGCAATTATTTTATATAATGTACGTTCGGTCACCTGTTAACCTTGAGGTGACTAGAGCTAAGGACTCTAATGTGAGACCATCTAATCTATCTTATCACTGACGAAATTTTATATGTAGCCAGTATATGTTCAAAATTATCTTTTAGCCTTACTCAGTTCCCCCTCATTAAGTCCAATTGGAGATAACATATGGAACTTCCTGAACATAAACAATTAAAATACCCAAGCCAACTGGCAGTGGTTTTATCAAAATATTTACTTGCTCAACAAGATGACATCTTTTCAAAATATGTTGTCGATCTAAAGTCTAAAACTATAAAAATTGAGTTTGTACTTGAGACAAAAATCAACAAAGGCAATTCATACCCATCCAACTTATCTTTTGATTCGCTTAAAGAGTTGCTCCCCGAATTTGAGATTAATACATATGGTGATAGAAATCTTGGGGTTGGCTTTGGTGAGTTCAAAATTATAAGGGAGTATAAGCTACCAAATATAGATGCAGAAACTTCACTCACTGATGGTAAAAAAATATTTATGGAGAAACTTTTTTTATGGCAATTATCCAACTGTATTTGTGCTCAATTAAATACTGCAACAAAGTCACAAATGCTTAAGAGATTTAAAGATCCTAGGGAAAAAAAATTAACGACCAGATATAAAAACATAATTCACAACATATTTAATCGCATTTCCCAGAGAAATAACAACTTTCACGATTACAGATAAACGCAATCTAGTCCTCATTAACAAGAAGGGTTTTCAACCCTTCATTTTGCATTAAATTTAAAACAAACGCAAAGGTCACAAATCATCCCATACCGTTCATATCAATCCATAATTAAATCTTGACACGAGGAGTTATTTTACTCAAACAAATACCTCTCATTTAAACTGAAAAATTGATTATTAGTAATTATTTACACATCTGATTTTAGACACTCACAATCATTTGAACATGTCTTTTAATGTTAATTCATCTTACTTTTAGTAGATCACTGTATCTTGTAGTATACCGCGGCGAAAGCATTTCACGTTTCATCTGCCACTGCTGCTGTATACCCTGACCGGCAAAGTAGAGCGTGCCTTTTCCATCTTTAGCGTTCAGGTGATCGAGAACTTCCATTAACCTTTCGCTGCTGGCCCGCGGCGCGTTCTCGTCGAACAGGTTGAGCTGTGCCACGCCTTGGCTGAAAAAATCTCCTAGCATGATTCCAGCCTTATGATAGCGATGACCATCCTGCCAGGTTTTGTCCAGGCATTTTACCGCGGCGTTGATGATATCACGGGAATCCTGTGTGGGGGTGAGAAGCTTCAATGACGCACTGTTACCGTAATACAACTCGTTCAGGGCAAAAGGTGACGTTTTCACGAAGGCCGAGATAAACGGCAATACTGGTGTTCACCGCGAAGCTTTTCAGCACCGCGGGCTGCATAGCTGCAGATGGACTGACGCATCTGTTCATACTCGGTAATGCGTTCTCCGAACGACCTGCTGCACACAATTTCCTGCTTTGCCGGTGCAAACTCTTCAAGATCGAGACAAGGCTCGCCGCGCAGCTCCCGGACTGTCCGCTCGAGTACAACGTTAAAGTGCTTCCTGATTATCCACGTGCTCTGGTCAGAGAGAGCCAGAGCCGTTTTGATGCCCATGGCGTTCAGCTTCTTACTAATTCTGCGACCAACACCCCAAACATCCTCTACAGGCATGATCGCCAACAGCCGACGCTGCCGATCGACATTTGACAGATCAACTCCCCCTCCCGTCTGCAGTTGCCATTTCTTTGCGGCGTGGTTGGCGAGTTTAGCTAGTGTTTATGTCTGAGCAATGCCAACGCCTACGGTTAGATGCGTACGCTTTAGAACCGTAGCGCGGATTTTTTTGCCAAAGTCAGTCAGGTCCCGGCAGTTTCGCACTCCGGTAAGATCACAAAAAGCTTCATCGATACTGTAAATTTCGACGCCGGGGCTCATTTCCTCAAGTGTTGTCATTACCCGGTTCGACATATCAGCGTAAAGCTCGTAATTGCTGCTGAAGCAAACAACGCCAGCGCGCCGGAAAAGCTCCTTTTGCTTGAAAAATGGCTCCCCCATGGTGATTCCTGCGGCTTTTGCTTCTGAACAGCGTGCGATTACACAGCCATCATTATTTGAGAGAACGACAACAGGCCGCCCTCTCAGGTCCGGCCTGAATACAGTCTCGCATGATGCGTAGAACGAATTCACATCACAGAGCGCAAACATACTTAGCTCGCAGATTTCACGATGAAAGTAACCACGCCGAAAACGTCCAACGTGTCTTCACTGCCAACAACAATCGCACTGTAGGCGCTATTCATCGGATTGAGTTGCACTGTCGGGCGCAGCTGCAGGCGTTTAACAGTGAACTCCCCTTCTACTGCTGCGATGACAATGGCACCGTGCTCAGCAGTCCTAGAGCTGTCCACCACCAGCAGTTCACCGGCGCTGATCCCAGCTTCGATCATAGAATCACCCGCGGCTTTGACAAAATACGTTGAACTAGGGTGAGCGACAAATAACTCATTGAGATCGATGCGCTGTTCAACTTAATCAGCCGCGGGGCTTGGGAAACCACACTGCACAAAGTCACTGAAAAGCGGGAGAGCGATAATTTCTCGCAGTTCTGCAGGCCTGATAAATTCCAAAATGCACACCCCAAACACTGTTTTTATATACAGCAACTTCCTTTGAGTATGCACGCAAGACAGAGGGTCTGTCATAGCTGATTAAAGCTTCGCCGTTTCGTTTCTAAGTTTCTGCGTCGCTTCGAATTATGTGTTTTGTAAATTTTATGGGCGCAACTCTATGTGAGAAGATTTAAGCCTGTTTTGAAGCGGGGAATTTTTTATATAGCGTTCATACGGCAACGTCATAAATTATCGCTACCTGCTTCCTGTCCAGGCCGTTCGCAATCAGTCGGCCCGCCTAGACCCATTGTTCCTAGGTAAGCTTCAGAACCCTTTGGCCAACTCGTTATGGATGAACTCTATTTATCAATCACTTCCTATTAATCCATGATTTAAAATAACTACAAAATGAAGCAGATTATTAATTGGATGTTAGCAATCTAACTCCAAATGAAAGTAGTTCAGTGGTATTTGACAGATAAAAACAAGATTAATTATAAGTGGACAATGATCACAAAATGCCACTTTTAGAAGACATATTAATTATAGTATTTGGGGTAAGTGGGTAATTAAACAGGTTAGGTGAAAGAATAAATTATCACTTGGGAATTATTAACAATTAAGCTAATGGAGTCAGTCCATTTAAGACTGACTCCCATTGTAGGAATCAAATAACAAGATTTTACGGCAATTTCTTCAAATATTCATTCAATCTACTTCCAACTACCCCTGATGCGTAGTCTGATATGTGATCCGTGACTCCATAAAGATAATGACCATCTTTTGTTTGTTTGCACTTCTCTTTATCACAAAGAATATTTACAGTATCAAATAAAAATATTTCCCCAAGATGCGTGGATTGTATTTCTTCTAAAAGATCATTGTATTTCTTTGATAAGGTGTAATGTTCTTCAAGAGTTATTTCACACCCATTATTACGATTAATTAATTTTTTGCCAATTACTGGTATTTGTATGTTACGCACGAGGCAGTCCTCAGGGTATGGCAATGTAGGATTGTCAATTACAAATACTACTTTCTTCCCTGAGTCAATGAGTTGTTTCACACCCACCATCAAACCATTAAAGGCCGTTTGATATTTATTGGAAGCAGGTAGATCATGAATGTGGTAATCAGTTTTGAGTTGGAATATTGCCCTTGCGGCAATAACATAAACAACATATTTAATGTTGTTATCTTTTACTAAGACATCAATAGAAGCTTTTGAAGCCTCTTGATAAATGGAGTAATCATTATCATCTGTTATGACTGGCATTGTGATATTATTTCTCCCATCAATTTTTGATGTACCTCCGGCGTACGTCCAGTAAGCATCTTTTGCCGTTCTCATCAACCCTGGAAATAATGCCATTGATTTACTGTCCCCTATTAATCCATAGGTACTTTCTCCTCGCGAATCATGGAAACAGTTAGGGATATACTTTTTTTGATGTTCTGTTGTTGCACCACAACCTAAAGCAATATTCTTGGGCATTCCTCCACCATATCCAGATTTACGATCTGGGCTTAGTTTGACAAAATCCCTATTGGGGATTCCATTTTGATAAGAGGTCAGTAAACCCAAACACAAAAGAATCATCATAGTGCCAGTCAACGCGATAGCCTTTCGCCCTCTTTGTTGCTTAAAAATCTTACGCAAAGGCTTTTCAAACAAATAATAAGTTGCCAAAGATAAAATACAAGCCACAAAAAAAATAACAATGGTGGTTTTAACATCCGGAGTTGAACCATATATAATTCTGGCAAAGGATATTAAAGGCCAATGCCATAAATATAGAGGATAACTAACCAACCCTACTATTACAACTGGCTTCAATGAAAATAGGATCCGATTAATAACGGCGTCAGCACCACTGAAAATGAACAACACAGCCCCTATGACAGGAAGAGCTGCTATGTAACCAGGGAAAGGCATGTCTTCATTTATTATGAAAATTGAAAGCACCAATATCAATGCAGAAGATAAAGATAATATATTTCTTGCTTTTTTCGACTTTAACCTGTATCCATTTACTGTTGCAATTGCCAATAAAACACCCGCCATCAATTCCCAAAAACGTGTTACAGGAGAATAGTAGTTAGCAGTTGGATTAGATGTCATTGTCACAATGCAATATATAAAACTTGCAAGCGCAATAATAGCGGAAGATATAAAAACATTTCTAAATAGGGCATACGAAACTATTAAGAGGAAAGGGATTATAATATAAAACTGTTCCTCAACACCCAAAGACCATAGATGTAGCAAAGGTTTCAATGAAGCATTTTTATCAAAATATCCAGATTCAGACCATGATATAATATTAGATATAAAACCCGCCCCAGAGGCGATGTGTTTCCCTAGCGCAGCAAACTCATCTTCAAAAAGTACACTCCAACCAATATAATAACAAAAAGCCAAAACAAGTATTAAAGCAGGAAAGATCCTTAGTGCTCGGCGAATATAAAATTCTTTATAACTAAAGTTATCACTTAGAATATCCTTATAAATTATCGTACCAATTAGATACCCTGAAATAACAAAAAAAACATCAACACCGACAAAACCACCAGGGAGTAATGCAGGAAAATAATGAAATATAACAACCGAGATAACTGCAAAAGCTCTCAGGCCATCTATATCTGCTCTGTATTTAATAGTCATAAATAAATTATAGTAAGTTGAAAGCCCCTATTATACATGTAACAAAACTTGAAGCCAGCCATTTTATACGCTTTAAACAAGAGAAAGCACATTAAAAATGCATTATTCATGACTAAATTTCATACTAGATGAATTGTCATTCATCATATTCATTACTTACTGCAAGAGAATTTTTGCTCATTGCTAAGTTTTTTAGAATCAAAAGGCATTCCTACTCGCACACACACAAACTAATCGTGGGGAATGTCGACTGGATCGCCATCATTCAAACCCTGCAACTCGTTCCCAGCAAATCCTGGCGCTTCCGGATGAGTGCGATGAAAGGTATTCACCAGGACAGAACCATCCGAGTTAACCTCATAGTCCAGCCAGATGAGCGGCTGCTTGTTGCGGTCGGTGGGGATATCAAAACCGCCATCGATACCGCCCCAGGCTGCGTCAGAGTTAAGCCCCTGACATCCTTCAACCAGATATTCACCTGTGGAAAGACGAGTTACATTGCAACCTTCCGACTCATCGTTTGTGTGATACTCGCCATTAGCAAATATCTTGATAACTGGTGATGCGGCTTTGAGTGTGCCGTCGCTGGCCTTGGTAGTATTGGCTGTGCCGTATAGGGTATTTGAATAAGTGAGATTATTCCCGAGTGATGTATCTGTTGCGGTAGAAACTACAGGAACTGCGTTACCCGCACTAACAGTTATGATTGTGTGTGTATCACCAGTATAAGAATAAAATCCTGCGCCGTAACGCGCAATTACTCCTGCATCATTGTTATTACGGAAAAATCCACAGCCGAGGGCTTTAAGAGTATTGAATGTTGCCACGTTGCCTGTGGCATAAATAACTGTTCCTGTTCCGCACAAGCCGTTAGAACCCACCAATAAAGCCTTACCAGATGATGTGCCAGTGTCTTTTGTAGCCGCAGTTCCTAAACCGAGGTTTGTGCGAGCGTCTTCGGACTTCGTGGCTCCGGTTCCTCCCTGTGCAACTGAGAGCGCAGTAGTGAGCCCTTTCAGTTCAGTGATATCGCTGTTTGCTCCCTTCCTGGCGAGCCCTCCAATAGCGGGAATGGTAACTGATGTGCTATTGACGGTAACGGTGATGTTCTGGTTTGCTGAGGTGGTGGCGAACGTCTCCCACTCGCCAATGTTCTCGTCATACTCTTTAATGAGCTGAGACATGGCCTGTGCCAGGCCGTCTACCGAGATATTGTCCGACACAAGAATTCCATACTTCTGGCCGCTCAGTATCGGGGAAGCAGTTGGCGTAACTGTCATTGACGTGGCGCTGTTCACGGATGAAATCTGGAACAGCTGCACCGGGTTTAACATCACGATAATCGTCTGGCCAGCGCGAACTTGGCTGGCGGGTGCCGTCCAGTTTGTGCCGGTCCCGATTGCGGTGTTTCCGTTAATGGCGATGGTACCGGTGTTATAAAGCATATTTTCTCCAGGCAATAAAAAACCTCGCCGGAGCGAGGTTTGTTTTGAAACAGAATGAGTTATTAGCAGGTGGTGCTGATGAACGTGTTAGCACTAACCCAGGTCCGGTTAAAGGGATAACCGGCGCGGTACTGGGTCTGATTGTTTTGTTTACGCACTCCGTAAATCTGGACACTGTTTTCCTGCCCGCCGATAAGGGCTGTACCAGAACACACAGGTTGCTGTTTCTCAATAACGCCAGCGCAACCGGAGAGCAAAACCGCCACCGCCAGGCAAAGAATCATGTTTTTCATAGTGGTTATATCCCAGGGCATTCACAAGATTACACAATAACAATATGAATCAACGGGATATAATTGATTTGGTAGATCAATTATTCAAAATTGATCGTTGAAAACGATCAATCGTAGTTGGCGCAGTTGATGGCCTTGATGACGTTTCTCATGTTTGAGTACGCGACGTTTTGCAACCCTCCGGAGGGGGTTGTCTGAGGTCTGGCAAATATCCGCGTATTGCTTCCCTCGAGTTTTGCCATGCTCTTATAAATTGCAGCGTAGGGCTGCGGCTGGCCACCGGCAGATATAACTCCGGTAATCAGGCCGAGCATGACGGGCATGCAGGCCCACTTCCTAGCCAAGGTTGTGTTGATGTTGTAGCCTGAGCTTGCATCCACTCCGGCAGTGCCTATGGTAACGACATCGCCGAGCGTGCGCGTCTCGTGGGTCAAAATCAGGGTCCCCGATGCATCCCACACGGCCATCCCGTAATCTGGCTTTGTCTGGGGGAACATTGTGAAAAAATAAACGTACGCGGTGCCGATTGCATTAGGTCTGAGAAAATCAATCGTGATGGTGTTTCCGCTTACCGTCTGAGTGATTTCCACCTCAACCGTGCAATGAACGAAGGCCACAACAGGCTGACCTGAGGGAAAGGTGTGCGTCACCCTGGTATTGAAACCCGATGTTCCCTGCAGTGCCGCTGTCTTTCGCGCCTGTAATGCAATTGGCGAGCTGTTGGCGGTAGCCCACACCTCACCGCTCGTCGTCGTCAGTAAACCGCCGTACTGCGCCATTTATGCCCCCTCGATCTGGAAAATGAGAAAAGCTGCAACTGCGGGTTCTTTCCCTGCTGAGTAGTCGGTATCCCCCACAGAGGAAACCGTGGCAGTACCGCCGGAGATGGTGATCTTTCTTCTTCCCGCTCCCCACTTATCATCGTTCATGACCTGAAAGTAGGTCAGTTTGCAACCCGGTGGAAGGGCAACGGAATAAGAGCCTGTTTTCTGGTTAACGGCCAGCTGCAGATAGCCGCAAACGCTGACTGGCTTAATTCCATAGTTGTTAACCGATGAAAAAGCAGACTGGGAGGACAACAAGGCACAGGAAGAAATTAAAACCGTTGCGCGGCTCGACCAGGCATCCCGCGCAGCTTGTCTGGCACTGTTCGGCCCGGTCCCTGGAATCACTACAGCGCAGTACGGCCAGATCGTAGATCTGATTAACGATGATGCTGGCAGCTTTACCCGCGAACTGGCAGAGGCACTGGCGAAAGAGACCCGCGCGCTGGCGCTGGCGCCGGAACGGCAGGAGCAGCTGCTCTCATGGGTACGTGAGAACACAAAAGATTCTGCACAGTGGCCGGATATCAAAAAGCAGATCGCTAAATGGATCGATACACCGGTAGATAAGCGACCTCAAACTGTTCGTACTACCACCGAAGAAAACCTCACAGTCACTGGCTCCACTTTGGGCGGGGGAAATAAGACAGACCGAAGCCCGGACCTGGTACACAACCTCACTACGCTCAAGATAGAGGTTGCTGTAGCAATTCTGAGTACCTTCGACGAAATCGATATTTACTCAATTCCAAACAAGTTTTTCATTCCCGCTAAGGCCATGGCAGAAGCTGAGCAGGACACCCGCTTCACAGCCTGGTGGAAAAAGCTGCGCGGCACCCCAGGCATTCTGGACTATTCTCGCGCAGCCATTATCGCCCTGATTAAATCTGCTCAGGAAGACCTCTGGATGGATCCCGTCGCCTTGCGTGAGTACATCAATCGCGAGTTGGTTGAATCTGACCACGCGCACCCTGATCAGAAAACGGTTGATACGGCTTGCCGCCCAAAACCTCGCGCCAACCCTGAGGAAATCGAAAATGATGAAGCCAAACCGCCTGTATCTGGCGAAACTCAGCCACCAGCAGTTTGCCCTGCCAAAGCTGCGCAGCTCGACAAAGAACTCAATGAGGCATTCGCTCAGAGCTCCGCGCCAGTGCAGCAGCCCACAGACCAGCCGAAGGTGGAGAACCTGGGCGGAGGCGTCTTCTCTATCGATGCACTGATAAATACCACCCCCTCAAATGAAGTCGAAAAACAGGAAGTACCACCAGCACCAGGCGAACGCGAAATTTCAATTTTGCATGCACTGAATGACCTGATTTCTGTCCGCTCCGACATCATGGGGAAAGAAGAGGCAGAGGGAGTTGTGACAGGCACAGACCAGCTCGTTTCCGACGTTATCCCGCTACTGATGGAAGATATCACCGCCACAGAATTTTGCTTGTCTCCTGATTTCACCGACGAGGAGATCCACGACGTGGCCACCACCATCCTGGATAGCTGGTCCGATGAAATTAGCGTTCGTCAGAAAATCGCTCTTGATGCGATCGTGGAATACCGACGACCGGAACCACCAAAATCTGTTGTGCTCGATCCGCCGGCAGTTACTGCAAAGCCGAAAGCAGAGCCCGAACCAGCACCTGAAACAAACGCTCCGCTTTCTTCTGTTACCTACCTGCAACAGCTGACCATTGCAGCACTGCAGGGCTTATGTTCCAACCCGGCATATTGCAATCAGTATGAGGAATTACCGGCTATGGCCGCCGGGCTTGCCAGCAGCGTTATCAACCATCAGGAAGGCTCATGTGCGTCTGATTAACCGTAGCAAGAGAGACAGCATCGGCGGGCCAGCATGCGCCGCCGCGCTCAAATGCCATTTTGAGAAATATGGCGAGCATGGTCGCAGCGACAAACAGACTTTTTACACCATCAAGTTCCAAGGGAGAAAAATTACGGTTGAGGTTGTTAACCGCCCCCGTAGTTACGTGGCCACGGCAATGACCGGTGCCCGGCATCTCCGGTGCCTCCCTGGTCTTGGCCGGTGATTTTTGACAATCAATATACTATCTGCCGCTGCGGTATCGTGGCGGCGTCATGGAGTTAAGCATGGCGCAAATCATTTTTGATGAAGAGTGGATGGTGGCGGGAAAGCTAACTGAAAAAACGGGGCTGGATGACAGGCAAATAAAAGCTTATCGCCTCGGATGCTGGATTGAAGGGGTTCATTTTAAGCGAGTACCTGCGGTACCCGGCGGAGAAAGCAAACGCGCTTTGGTCTGGTACAACTTCCCGCTGATTAATAGATTTATTCAGGAAGCATGATGAACTTTCCAACCGGCGTTGAACTTCATAACGGAAAAATCAGGATCACGTTTACCTATCGCGGCATTCGCTGCCGCGAAGTTCTCCGTGGCTGGGTGGTTAACAGCAGCAACATCAAGAAGGCTGGAAACCTTCGCGCCGTCATCGTGAGTGAGATTCAGTTCGGCCAGTTCGATTACGCGGCGCGCTTCCCTGAATCGAAGGCCCTTAAAAAATTCTCATCAACTAAGCGGATCACGACGTTTAAAGAGCTGAGCGATTTTTTCATTGATACAAAAGCGCTGGAGGTGTCAGGGGCAACACTGCACTCTCTCACATCTGCAGTTAATACCCTGAAGCGTGTTGTGGGAGAAAATACTCCCCTTGCTGATATTCAGCACGCCGACATCCTGAATTACCGTAAAGAGCTGCTGACCGGCAGCGTATTAAACCCATCAATGCCTAATCTGGTTAAAAAGGGACGCGCGCCCTCAACAGTCAATAAACAGATGGCGGTTTTATCAGAAATGCTGAAGCTTGCGAATCGAAGTCAGTTTATATTACACGCTCCTTATGAGGGCGTGTCCAGGCTCAAGCTATCTAAGGCAGACCCCGATCCGCTTCTACTTCATGAGTACCAGGCACTGATTGCCGCCCTTCCCCGAAAACTGGCTTTGATCATCATTGTAGCCGTCCACACGGGAATGAGGCCCGGCGAGATTTGTGCTCTGGCGTGGGAGGATATCGATCTGAGAAAAGGTGAGATTCACGTATCAAGAAGCCTGACGAACAAGCGGGTGTTTGTGCCGCCGAAAACAGATGCAGGCATCAGAACGATTACACTGCTTAAGCCTGCTCATGATGCGCTGCTCGAGCAGTTCGAAATCACCGGCAATAACCCAAGACAGCAGATCGTTTTCCATCACCGTGAAATTGGCAAAACCGAGCCGCAAAATCTGCGTTTTGTATTTACTCCTGAAAAGAAATCGTCAGTGAATGAGAGCTTTTTTTCCAAAAATTCGATTTCGTATGGATGGAAACGGGGAACTAAACTTTCTGGGATACGTGAGAGAAACCCTTATCAGTCCCGCCATACATACGCCTGCTGGACGCTTATGGCCGGTGCTAACCCTTCCTTTATCGCCAGCCAGATGGGCCATGAGGATGCGCGTATGGTGTATGAGGTCTACTCGAAGTGGATCGGCGATATGAACCAGGATCAGGTCAACATGCTGAATAATCAGATGCCGACTGCAATGCCCCCAAGACGCCCCCAAGGCACTGGTAGCATTAAAAAAGTCATTTAATTTCATGACGCTGGTTTCAAACTACATAATCAGCGTTAAACTATTCATACCAATTATTTAGGGAGAAGAGATGATGCGCGTACTGGTTGTTGAGGATAACGCATTGCTACGTCATCACCTGAAAGTTCAGCTTCAGGAGATGGGACATCA